ATTAAAGAACATGAGGGGTTTAGGGATACTGTGTATTCCGATAGTTTGGGTTTCGCTACTATTGGCTATGGTCATCTTGTATTACCCTCTGACAATTTCGTTGAGGGTGTTACTTATGATAAAGAAAATCTTGAAGAAGTTTTTGATAATGATTTTAAAATAGCCTCAGATTCAGCTAGAGAATTATTAAGAAATATAGAACATAATCATATTATATTTGGTGTAATTGTTGAAATGTGTTTTCAATTAGGCAAACCAAGAGTAATGAAATTTAAGAAAATGTGGGAAGCAATAAGACAACAAAACTATTTAAAAGCATCAGAAGAAATGATAGATAGTAATTGGCACAAACAAACCACAAAAAGATGTGAAAGTTTGGCTAGTATAATGAAAAACGCAAATAAATAGGAGAATATTATGCCTTACGGATCAGGAACTTATGGGTCATCAAGAGGACGACCAATGAAGAAAAAAAAGAAAAAGAAAAAAAATAAGAAAAAGTAAATGGTAAAAGTAGCATCAATCACAGGAATCATCAAAGGTCTTAAACCAAGACAACAAAAGACTATGAAAGCACACGCAAGACACCATAGTTTAAAACATATGCGATCTATGGCTAGAGCATTAAAAAAAGGTGCTACTTTCCAATCTGCGCATAACAAAGCAATGAGGAGTGTAGGACAATGAAAAAGAAAAAAGCTGTATGGAATAGAACTAGGCCAAAGAAATTAGGAAAGCCAAAAGCGTTTAACAAAAAATCTAAAGCATATAAAAGTGCAAAAGCTAAAGCAGATCGTAGATTCGGTAGTGGTGTTAGTTTAGTTAAGAATATGTTTATTTCACAAGCTATAAAAAAATACAAACCTAGAAAGAAAAAATAATGCCTAAACAAAACGCATTACAAAAAATTGAATCACACGAAAAGCTATGTCGTATTATGCAAAAGCTAACACATGATAAAATTCATGTAATTGAAGAAAGAGTAAAAAGATTAGAAAAAATTTTATTAGTTTGCACAGGCTCATTAATTAGTGCTATGGGTTATGTGATTATGGTATTAGCTGACAAGGTCTAAACCTTTACAAATCACTAAAAAGAAAGTACAAGCAGTAAGTGTATGAATAAACGCATTCTTATCATCAGTGATATGCATATACCCTATCATCATAAGGATAGTATAAAATTTTTAAAAGAAATTAAAAAAGAATTTAAACCTGACACGATCGTTAATATTGGAGATAGTTTAGACTTTCATGCGATCTCAATGCATGACAGCAATCCAGATTTATATTCAGCTGGTTATGAACTCAAAGAAGCTAGAAGATACATTAAAGAGTTAGAAGAAGTTTTTCCTGAAGTAACAGAAGTAGATAGTAATCATTCTAGTTTAGTTTATCGTAGAGCATTAAAACATGGAATGAGTAAAGAATTTTTAAGAGATTATGGAGAGTTCTTGGGTACTAAAAAATGGAAATGGATAGACGATTTAACTTTAACAATGTCGAATGGTCAAAGATGTTTTTTTACGCATGGCCGTAGTGCAGATGTTTTAAAGACAAGTCAAACAATGGGTATGAGTTGTGTACAAGGACATTATCATACGAAATTTGTAATAAGCTGGTGGGCTAATCCTGACAACTTATTCTTTGGTATGAATGTAGGTTGTTTAATTAATCAAAAATCAATGGCTTTTGCATACGCTAAAAACTTCAAAACAAGATTTATTTTAGGTTGTGGTATAATCTTAAATGGTGTACCAAGATTACTACCGATGGTGCTAGATAAAAATGGAAATTGGATAAAACAGATAGTATGAGTTCAAATACACTAAAAAAGACCCTCTTAAAGAGCCATAGAGCCACGCAGACGAACAATTCAGCATTTTCCGAACAAGTATCAGGAAATCACTATAAGAGCCTTAAAATTCAGCCTTTAGAGTATTGTATGGCTAATGGCCTTAACGCTTGTCAAACTCATGTTATTAAATATGTTTCTAGATACGATAAGAAATGGAAAGATAAAAAAGATCAAATTAAAGATTTGAAAAAAGCAAAGCATGTAATCGACATGCAAATAGAATTATTAGAGAAAGAATAATTGAAAAATTAAAAAAAAGGAATAATAGGAATGAATGAAATTCACTTATTTAATTTATTCGATTCTTCTGGTATATTGGACAACATTATTAATTTTAACAAGTAATACTTATTTATGATATTTAGTTTATTAAACAATCCTCTAACAAAATTAGCAGTTAGTAAAGTTACTGACCATCTAAAACACAAAGCAGAAAAAGTAAAAACTATTAGAGAAGCTGAAATTCAGGCTTGTAAAGAAGTAGATGTGCAAAGAATTAAAAGCCAAGATAAAAGTTGGAAAGATGAAATTTTAATGCTATGGCTAGTAGGAATGTTAAGTACAGGCTGGTTTGATAGTACAAGAGATAATTTTGAAGAGTGGGTAAGAATCATCAACGACCTCCCTGATAGCGTATGGTATCTCGTAATTATTGTTTTCACTGCAACATTCTCAACCAAGATGACAGATAAGGTTTTAAACCGAAACAAAAAGAAGTAATATGTCCTAATGGACAAGTTAAAAGTTGACGCTGTAATCACAGATTTAGAACTACAATTAGAAACACAAAACAGCCCTTATGGTAGCTTTGTTAATTTTAGATTCATTGATGTATTTCCATATTTTACAAAAGTTAATGAGATGGTAAATGAGATTAAGAATAGGAGTGATGTGGAATTAATTAATTATGAATATTCTTATACAGGAATCCACGAAGATACAGATTTAAAACATTTTGATGTTACTATAAACTAGGGCAGTTTTGATCCAAAAAACCACCCTAGCCAAACTACTCACTCTCGCTCATAGTTCTATTTACTAACGCAAGGATTGTTAGTAAAATTCTTTTATCTATTTCATCAACTTTTCAGTTGCAATAGTATTAATAGATTGTTGCTTCAAGTTTTCGCAATACGAATGAGCCAACTTAGATTGTATTTTATAATACAAATATGCTTTATGAGATTTTAAAAGTTCAACTTTAACTTTTTTATATCTCTCATCGTTACTTGCTTTTACTTTCGCTAAAGATACAGATATTTTTTCATTATCCATTCTTTCGCTAACAACGAAATCAAAAACTTCTTGTACCTGATCTTTGATATTATTATATTGAATTTCAGCGTCAGCAAATAGCTTATCTACTTTATCTAAATATATTAATATCTGATCAGGGTTAAAAGTCTTTGGCCTTAACTCTATGTACTTTGGTTGCTCGGCCATTAACCAAGTTCTCTTTCGTACATATCAGGATTGAAATCAGTTGGATTTTCTTTTGTCCAATCAATTTCCTCTCTAGGACTTTCAGGCAACTTGTCATCAGTAAGCTGTACACCTTGTTTAGCTTGTTGATAGCTTTGTTGAGGCTGTTGCATTACAGGTTGTTGCATTGATGGTTGAGGATTATAACCAGCTTTACTAAATGGTTTAACCATATAACAAGTTACAACTTGTTCCATACCGTTACCCCATTGAGTAGGCTCTGTTTCTTGTGTCTTACTACCCCATTTCAAAACGTGTCCAGATCGTACATATTCTTGTACTTCAGGACTGTTAAGCCAATTTGAAATTTCAAAAATTCCATATAACTTTTTTGTTAAGCTACATTGGAACTGTGCCTTGTTTGACGAGGCTTGATATTCCATACTTGGTGCTTTTTTTCCTGTAGAATATAACTTTAGCGATAATCCACAGAATGGTAGTCTTTGTTTTTGCATTTGTGTCATGTTTTTCCTTATTTTTGTTTCTGTTTTTGTGTTTTCTGTCTAGGGCTTTCCATTGCTAACATTAAATTTTTAGCACCTATAAAAGCATTAAACATTTCTTTATTTAAAGGAAGTTCCTTAACTTCAATATTACTATCTTTTTTGGGTAATCTTATAATCAACCCTTTAGTAATTTTTTGTTTAGTTTCTTCCTCGTAGGCTACCTTATAAGCATTTAACTGTAATGTGTAGTCAAATGATATATGGTTACTTGTTTTAATATCTCCTAAAACAAGGTTACCTTTCTTATCTTTTAAGATAAGATCAAGAGTACCAGCGTAGTTATGTTTTTTAGAAAAAACTTTTTTCTCTAATTCAACTACCTCGTATTCTTGGGTTTTCCACCAATCTAAAAAGATGTTCCAACAATTAATAACTGCTGGATCAGATTGGTTAGGAATTTTTTTATCTTGAAGAAAATCCTCAATCATGCCGTGAACTACTGAACCAACTAAACCAGCGTCATCTTTGATTTTGTCAGTTTTGTGTTTCGCTTCATGAACGATTCTTTCAAGTTGTACTCTATCTAAAGTTTTTCCATCGTCCATTATTTGGTTGATAGAATCTTTAATATGACGAATAGGTGTAGAAACTAACCAATTAACTAATTGGGGTTTCGGACAACCTTTGCCACATATTCCTGTCACACTTTCGACAACATTATCATCATGATAATATAAGTGTCTTTCGTCATCGAATGTTAACTCTAGACCATTTTTTAACTTATGTTTTATGTACATGTTTTTCCTTTTTAGTTAAGACACTATCTAAAAAATCTGGTAAATCAAAACCATAATACTTGGAAAGATTCCATAATTTAGAAGCGTCTGATTTAATACCTTTCTCGAATTTATATAAATCATAAACCGAGTTAAAGTATGGTTTGTTATCTTCTACTACTGCGTCAACAGTTAGCTTACATTTAAGCCTAAGACTTTTAAATTTTAGGCCTATTAACTGATTAAATAATTTACCAGATGGTTTCTTTTTTATCTCTACAATCATACCATCAATTAAGTAATCA